TTTTTGGCCAAGTTCTTGGCATGTCCAGGATTTGAAAAGCTGACTTTTTTATACTTGGGTCCTGGATATTGTGTCAGTATATTAAACGTTTTAAGGTTGATAGGCTGCCCATCATAAAACACTGCCCACACTCCTTCAGATGCCAACACTTGTTCGGTCTTGTAGGTTTGTCGGTGAGTGTGTTCTATGAGTACTTGTGGTTTAGGTCTTGACATTGCAAACTCCACTGTTATTTATGTCAATAACTAGGGGTTTTTAAATGTTCCGCCAGTGAGCTCAACCGTTATAACATCGTCTGCGGCCGTGCCTGATTCGGGCAATTTGCGCATCTGTTCCAGGGTAATCAACAGCTTGGTAATGTCAGCATGCAGGTCTTTGGCGTCTCGCAAGGTCATTTGTAGGTCTCGTTGACCACGAGACTCGGCAGCTTTGACAGCATCAACAAATCTATGTATGTGCAGGCTCATTGTTTGAACTCCATGTAGGGTGCAATATCGATGTCAACCATTATTTTTGACATTGTGTACCTCTTTGATCATTCTATCACGCCACTGAACAGCATCTTCTTCGTAGTCAAAATGCGGGCTGAGTACCAGATCTTCGTTGTGATCTTCTACCCATACCCACCAGTCATTGTACTGGTCGTTGATCAGTTTCATGTTGTTCATTTCACAAAAGGTTTAAGATTGGGCGGTGTCCAGCCCACTGGCTTGAGAACTTTGCCATCTTCACGCTTGCGAACCTTGCCCGTCTCTTTGTCAATCTTGGCAAAGTTAGTTCGCATAACTTCTTTCCAGGCACCCTCGGCATCTGCTCCAAAGCTATGTATTGCTCCAATGGTAACAACTAATATATCAATCAACGCATCTAATTGTTCTACTCGATCTTCTGACAACGTGGCTTCTAACAATTCTTGATGTTCTTCGTTGATAAGTTTGACATACATTAAGTATTGTTTTTCATTGAACTGATCTACGCTTTGATCACAAGCTCGCATAAATTTTTCTTGGTCACGAAATGGATTCATTTGCTTCTTCTCGAGTATGGAACGGACCTTGATACGCATAACGTTGCAAGGTAATAAGTTTGGGATTTTGTACAACTCGCCAAGCGCGGTGCTGTTTGACCATATACCATCCGGCGGCGTACCACGATTTGCTTTTGGTATCTCGTGTAAACAGCGGCAATCGATGTTTGACGTCCCACAGTGGATTATGCACACGGCCTGCAACTTCAAATCCGTGTACAATGTTTTTGGGTATCTCGGCGGGCTTGATCGGATTCTCAAACAAAATATTTTCCCTACGACTGATCATGGGAATAGTTTTGTAGTTGAGTTTTTTGTCTTCTAGTTTGATGTCGTATCCGTCGTCTACTGCTTCAACGATGCCTACTTTTTGATCGTCTTTTTTCAGTATCCAATAACGATTAGCTATTACCGGTTTGGCTAGTATCATCTAACGCTCCTTTGTATGTGTTGTTCAACCAGCGACCCACTGCATCTGCATGGTCGCTGAGTTTGGTCAGTTCGTATCGACCACAGAACTTTAAAAAGTGAGCACCTACCATGCCCACGTCTCTGTGGCTGACTTGTTCGCGGATAGCTGTGTCTACTGTGTCTTTGATGGCCTGTGGCTGTGCGGTAAGATCGATCAAGGTCACGTTGCGTTCATAATCGTCCAGTACTCGGTGTTCGGCCTCTTCGTGGTCGACCCAACGTTGCAACATCATGTTGTTCCAGGCATAGCCCCGACGGCCACGATCTTCAAATGCTTCTGTGATGCCCACACGATTCTTTGTGCCTTTAACCGGAGCACCGGGATATGCCGAGAACACATTGTCGCCGGGATCGCCGCGAACACATTTCAAGAACAGTGCCCACTTGTGATAGTCCACAGGAGGCACAAAGTCGGCATTGGGTTTGCCAACTTTGATCTTTGAGTTGCTTTCAACAGTGAATGCCAATTTTTTACCTTTGCCATCAGCTACACCATCCACAGTAAACAAGTGATCATTGACGCCGTTGTAGAGACGCACATTGGGGGCCACCAGCTGAACAAAGTCAGAATCTGTGCTTACGATAGTGTGTTCATCTTGGGGGTGTAAAGCTATCCAACGTGCAATCACATCATCCGCTTCGGCTGTTGCGCAACGAATCACACTGCAATTGGTTTTTGTAGACAAGTATTTAGTCAGCTCATCATAGGTTTCCCAGAACAGCTTGTCTTCTTCTGCTTCTGTTTCGCTCATGTCACCACGGGCCACAGCACGATTGGCCTTGTAGGGCTTGTAGTAATCTTTGCGCCAGCTACGCCCTTCTAGTGCAAATACCACATGGTCTGCACCTAAATCACGTGCTACTTTGTTGGCGCTCATGATGGTCAAGTGCAATGCAAAGCCCAGCTTGGTCCAAGTGTCTGCTGCTCTGTGTGCTTGATGACGAGCACGAAAGAACATGTTGCTGGTATCAATAAGTAGGTATTTCATCAGGCCTTAAGAGTTGATTGGTCTTGATGTATTGTAACAGATATTCGCCCCAAAAGCAATGGGCATCCGCACCAAAATGATAACTTGCAGGATTTTTATAGTCAAATCCGTTGTTTTTTAGCACACTGTTGTAGGTCAGTTGAGGGTCATATGGGCCAATATAGCTGGCGCCCCATGGTTTTTGATCTTGTGGTAAAATAACTGGTTCTTGAAGATTTTGATCATTTAGTACTGGCATAGCAAAATGACTGTTGGCATTAAAAAACAAATGTCTAATACCTTGTTGATCTAACTCACAATGAAACTGCCAGATTTCTTCATGTGCTTTTCGAGTACATGCAGGCCAGTCTATATCAACCACAAACTGTTTGTAACGTTGTTCCAGTTCCGGAGGCACATGATCAATACCGGATGCGTTTACTTGCCACCACTCGTTGTCATAAAACCATTCTTCTCGTTCCCAGGTGCTCCACTGTATCAACATAAACGTGTTATCTAAATCAGCATGATTACGTTTGATCCAATCTCTGGTGGTGCGCATAATACGGGCGTTACTTCCACCTGCTTGGGCATCTAGATCTAGTATAGCAAACAAGTGATTGGCAAGTTCGCAGCCAAAACTGGCACGAACGTTGGCGGGATGCGGTTTCTGGCCCATGCCCCAAAGAAGCCCGTCGTCTTGTGCCCAGGCATGTGGAACCACAGCTTCAGCAGCCGCGGCATGGCTATCGCCGTTGACATACAATATCATTTTTTGATTAGTTCTTTTTCTATTTCTGCGGCAACAACTCGCTTGCGCAAACTACTGCTACTAAATGAATGATCTCGGCCGTTAAACACAATTTCAATGTTTCGCATGTAACATTCGTGTTGGCCACTGAAGTCTTTGCCTTCGTATTCTACCCCAAGGATACGAACGTCCACTGGTAAGATCAACAGTAAGTCAACAAGATCTTGTTCTGTTTGATAAACAACAACTTCATCTACGTAACGACAAGCGGCCAGCTGTATCTGACGTTCGACTACACTTTGAATTGGTTTGTTTTTGGTGTCAGGACGATCAGTAGTGGGATCAGTTTGAAGTCCGGCAATAAGGTAATCACAATAATTTCGAGCTTCGCTCAGCATGGCAATGTGTCCAGCATGCAACATGTCAAAGGTGCTGAATGTAATGCCAATTTTTTTGCCTTGGGATTTGAGTTCTTTGATGTGGTTAAAAATCATGACACTTCGCTCCTGCCGTTGCCTAGAGGTTTGGTTTGTACATAGATACCCGATTGTTTGATGGCTTGTTCTTGTTCCCAAGTTTCCATCACAACATGACGACACACATTCTGGAACCAGCGATCCACAATGTCAGCATCGGTATCTGTGGGTTTCATCATGTAGCCGGCCTTGACCAGACGAGCCACAAAGATGTCATTCCAGTCTAGTTCAAATGCGCCTTGGTGCAGATTGTCTGGGTCTACATCCATGCTGAGCACGGCCACATAAGGTTCGCCACTTTCGGTGGCCAATTCTTTGGCTGACTTTTCAGGTGCTTTTTTCTTGGGCGGAGCAGGCGGCGGCTCAGGCTTTAGTACAGTGGGTTTAGGATTTACGTTGGCGTTTGCACCAAACAATGCTTTGATTTGATCAAACATTTATTTCCCCCAACCATTGCCCCAAAGATCCACATGCAATCTTGGACTGTACCAGTAACCTCGACGCAGTGCTTCGTCAGCAACATTGATACGGTTGCCATCGTACACACTGACTACCCCGCCCACGGGCATCACAAACACAGGACCAGCAAACCCACGCAGTCGATACTGATGTACTGCACGATCCAGTTCATCAAAGTCTGCAATCTTTTCTACCACAAACTTCATGTAGGTGATGCCGTATGTTTCGTAGTCCCACACAATATCAGGCTTGATGGCATCATCCCAGCTTTCGCCACTCACACTCAACTTTGGACTTACACTAAATGTAATCTCACCAAACCAATTCAACAAGTACTGTTTGAATTCTGCACCAAGTTCTTGGGTACCATTGGTTTCAAATGTGATGTGGCGCAGACCACGTTCGTGCAACAGGTCCAGCAGTTCTGGATAAGCACGTTGCCAACCCAGCAAGGGTTCACCACCTGTGATGAC